CCCAGGTTCGGAAGTCTCCGATTCGATACCCGCAAGGTTATCTGATGGTGAGTTTGTCTTTACAGCAAAAGCAACAGAGCAAGTAGGCGCGGACAGATTACAAAGTATGATGGAAGATGCCGAAATGCAAGCAGAAGCTGGAAGACAAGAAGTAGCAAAAGGTGGGAAAATAGAAGACGCTCCAAAGGTTAACCAATTTGGTAAGCCTATTGATGAGGACATCGCAGAAGATGAAATCAGAAAAGGAATGATGTCTGTTAATCCCCGCCTGCAATAACGATAGAGCCACCTTAGAACCCTAAGCCCTCTATCACAATATAAACCGAAAGGCTACCTTAACAAAAACAAACCCTGCACTGTCGACATTTGCAGCTACTTTGTTTAGAAAGCCCCTAGTAGGAGTAAGAAGATGGCAACACAAGCAAAAAAAGCAAACCCTTATAACGCCAATAAAGAATGGCATAACCAAAAAGAAAAACCGTTTGTATCCGCTGATGGTGCTTTTTTTAAAGAACCTCAACCACAAGTTGAATCTTCAGAAGAACCAGAGCAAAGTAAAAAGGAAACTAAAAATAAACCTGATTACAAAAAAAGATATGATGATTTAAAAACACATTACGATTCTAAATTGAATGAGTTTAAATCTAGAGAACAAGAACTACTAGAAGAAGCTGCTGAAAACAGACCAAGCTATGTAGCTCCAAAGTCTCCAGAGGACTTAGAGAAGTTTAGAGAACAGTATCCAGATGTTTATGAAGTAGTTGAAACTGTAGCACATATGCAAAGTTCTGAAAGAACTAAAAGGCTAGAAGAACGATTAGCAGCTTTACAAGAACGTGAAACAGAATTAGTTACTCAACAAGCAAACGAAAGATTGTTACAGAACCATCCTGATTTTGAAGATATTAAAAATAGTGATGAGTTTCACGGTTGGGCGAAAGCACAGCCACAATCTATTCAAGATTGGATATATAAAAATGCTAATGATGGTGATCTTGCAAGTCGTGCGTTAGATTTATATAAACGTGATATGGGAATAGATGCTTCTAAAGCTAAAAAGCCAACTTCAACTAAGTCCAAAAAATCCGCTGCTGATATGGTTTCAACTAAAACAACTTCGGTTGAACCTAAGCAAGATAAAATTTGGACTGAAAGGGAAATTACTAAAATGTCTATGGATGAGTTTGATCGGTTTGAAGATGAAATCGGAAAAGCAATTCACGAAGGCAGAGTAGTAAAATAATAATTAACTTTTAATTTTGATAAAATAATGGAGAGTAAATATGGCTTATAACGCCTCAGATCAGTTCTTTGAACCAAGTACTGATACAAATGCAAACTTTGCAAACTCCGTCAGTGGTCAAACTAATTCGTTTTTTCTTCCCGCAGTCTACTCTAAAAAGGTTCTTAACTTCTTTAGAAAGGCTTCGGTTGTAGAAGCGATCACCAACACAGATTACGCTGGTGAGATTGCCGCTTTCGGAGATTCCGTAAAGATAATAAAAGAACCTGAAATAACTGTATACCAATATGAACGTGGTGCAGACGTTACAGCAACTAAATTAACAGATCAAGAGTTGACTCTTGTAGTTGATACAGCTAACGCTTTTAAATTTATTGTTGACGATATTGAAACCTCAATGTCTCACGTTAACTTTAAAGAAGTAGCTAGTTCATCTGCAGCATACGCTCTACGAGATGCTTATGATGAAGGTGTAATTGCTACTATGTTCGCAGGTGTTTCTGCAGCAAGTCCTAACCATATTCTTGGTTCTGACAGCGCTACTGATTTAGCGGCAGGCACATTTGATGGTACTGGTAATCTTGACATAGGTTTTGGATCATCTGAACATGATCCTATTGATGTACTATCGCACATGGCTCGTCTACTTGATGAGTCGAACATTCCTGAAGAAGGTCGCTGGTTCTTAGCCTCGCCTGACTTCTACGAAGTTCTTGCAAGTTCATCTTCTAAACTTTTGTCTGTTGATTACAACGCAGGTCAAGGTTCTATTAGAAATGGTCTAGTATCTTCTGGTAAATTGCGTGGATTTGATATGTACAAATCAAACAATATTGCTGCTGCATCTAATGCTGCTGGCAAATGTTTGGCTGGTCACATGACTTCTACTGCAACAGCACAGACGATTACAAGTACTGAAGTATTACGCGATCCTGATTCATTTGGTGATATTGTACGAGGACTCCATGTTTATGGATCCAAAGTACTCCGTGCCGATGCGTTATGTTCTGCTTTCTACGGTATTGACTAACCTGATTTGGGGGCGTAAAAACCCCCTTTTCTTTTACA